GATAACAACAACAGGCATTTACCCAGACGGTCCAGACACATTGCACATTGTTGCTACGAACATCGGTGCTGCTTCTGCGACAGTGTTTGCTCGCCTCTCATGGACGGAAGCACAGGCTTAATCATGCCAGCGATTGACTTTCCATCAGACGCGCAATCAGGCGACCTTCACGTAAGTGCGGGTAAGACCTGGACGTTTAACGGTTCTGGCTGGGTGCTTGTAACAATCCCCTCGGCAATGTTCTCTTCAGGTGCTGTTGCTGGTTCATCTCTGACCGAGGACTCTGTTCCTCTCAACAGACTTGTGGACAGCGATGCTGGCAAGATTGTTATGTACAACTCATCCGGTGTTGCCACCTCAACCGCCATATCTGGCGATGTATCAATGACTAGCTCTGGTGTTTTGACAATTGACAGTGATGTCATATCAAATACCCACATCGCAAGCGGTGCAGAAATTGACCCAGACAAAATTGCAGGTACTGCAGTTGTATTAACAGACCAAGCAGTGATTACTTCATACATGATTGAAGATGGAACTATCGTCGATGGAGACATATCCTCAGATGCTGGAATAGGTCGAAACAAGTTATCTGAACCGTTGACGAATGCTCAAGCAGCCAGCTACACACTGGTTCTTTCGGATAGAAATAAGATTGTTGAAATGGGTGTGGGAACTGCAAATACATTAACTGTTCCACCAGATTCTTCGGTTGCTTTCCCCACTGGAACTCACATCACGATTATCCAGACCGGCTCAGGTCAGTGCACTGTCACTCAGGGCTCTGGAGTGACGATTAACGCGACTCCAGGACGTAAGCTTCGTGCTCAGTGGTCTGGTGCTACGCTGATAAAACGAGCAGCAGATACCTGGGTGCTCATCGGAGACCTTTCGGCGTAAATCATGGAAGCACTAAAAGATAGTGGTGGTAAAAAGCCAACGACGCCAACAGATGTTGTGGCGACAAATACAGGCGCAGGTACTGTAGCTTCAATATCTTTTACCCCGTCTGAATATATCGGCAAAGACACAATTACTTACACAGCCACATCAAGTCCTGGCAGTGTTAGCGCATCAGCATCTAGCTCGCCGGTAACAGTTACTGGCCTGACAGCTGGAACAACATATACATTCACGCTAGTGGCTACAACAAACTACGGCGTATCTTCGGATACCGTTACAACTGGTTCTGTGGCAATCGGCCAAAACCCTGGCGCCCCAACAATTGGAACTGCTTCAATTGTCGCAAACGTTGATAGAGCAATTGATGTTACCTACACTGCTGGAGCTGCTGGTACCGGTGTAACAACATTTACTGCAACCTCGTCACCTGGTGGAATTACTGCAACTGGTTCTAGCCCAATTCGAGTTACTGGCCTAACAGCCGGAACTTCATATACCTTTACGGTTACTGCATCAAACTTATTCGGTTCGGCAACTTCTGGCTCAACTGGTTCGGTTACGGCAGGTAACGCGCCTAGCGCCCCAACAATAGGTACTGCTGTAATAGTTCAGAACGTAGACAGAGCTATTGATGTTCCTTTTACTCCAGGCTCAGCTGGAACCGGCTCTCCTACATATACGGTAACCACAACTCCAGGGAGCTTGACTTTCACTGGGACAAGCCCAATTAGGGCAACTGGGTTAACAGCTGGAACTGCTTATACATTTACGGTCAGTGCATCTACCGCATACGGTTCAGCGACATCAGCGTCCTCTAACTCAGTCACTGCTGGAAACAGGCCTGGAGCTCCAACTATTGGTACCGCTACTGGCGGAAACGCTCAAGCAACTGTTACCTACACTGCTGGAACAGCAGGAACTGGAACGACAACATTTACCGCAACGTCTTCCCCAGGTAGTCTTACTGGAACTGGAACATCACCCATTACTATTACGGGCCTTACCAACGGAACTGCCTATACATTCACTGTCAGAGCATCCAACTCATACGGTTCCCAAACTTCTGGGTCTTCAAACTCCGTAACACCAGTTGCGCCACCGTATTTTCCTCCTTATTTCCCGCCGTTTTTCCCGCCGTTTTTCCCGCCTTTCTTCCCGCCGTTCTTCCCGCCTTTCTTTCCTCCGTTTTTCCCTCCGTTTTTCCCACCGTTTTTCCCACCACCATTTGGGCCAGGCTTTAAGTAAGAGTGGACACAAGTAAAATCTGGGTTGGTAGTTTTGCCCACTGTGCTAGCATTTCTATTCCAAGCAGCAATCAAGTCAGGGAGAGAGCAGTGAAAAGTCTGTACATGCGAGATGAAAACACGCAAGATAGTAAAACTGTTTCCATGTATGAACTTCATGCCGTAAATCTATTAAAGTCAATCCACCTGCTAGACCCTTTGGTCGATTCTTTCGACAATATAAAAAAAAGTCGTAATTACATGTTGGTCCAACAGGTAGCGAATAGTGTTTATATTCAAATGGGTGGTTTAACATATGAAGAAATTGGTGAGTCGATTCAGAAGGAAAGCAATCAAGATGGCTTGACTGAAACAATTTCCGAGTCAGAAGCTGTCATATATTGGGGAGTACCAGAGCATCTTGATTCATATGAGAAACATATTGCTAATTTACGCAACCATGTTAGTTGATTCTTCTGATGTTTTCCCAGGAAAAATTTATCGGATTAGAAGGTCTCCCATATGCAGACCCATCAAATATAGTAATAATTGAAAATTTTATTAGCAATGAACATCTTGGGCTAATACGCGAATACTGTTATTCGATAACCGAATGGGAGTCTCAAAGCGAGCTTGGTACAGACAGCATCCATGCCCCAGAATTGATAGAGAAAAACTCCCCAAAAATTTTTTCAATAATGCAAGAATACGTAGATTCAGTGCAGCGTGAAGTTCAGTACAAATTTGGAAGATTTCTTGAAAGAACTAAACCAGGAATAAGAAAATGGAACCCTGGCGAAAGTCAAGGTGTCCATGCGGACGGGGAAACAGCAGATGGTTGGCCTGGGTATAACTACGTAGTTGATTATGGCTCAATAATCTACTTAAACGATGAGTACGAAGGCGGAGAGCTATTTTTTCCAAAATACAACATTCATATGAAGCCACAACCAGGAACGTTGATTTTTTTTCCATCAACCAATATGTATGCTCATGGGGTTACGGAGGTTACGGATGGGGTTAGGTACACTTCTCCACATTTCTGGATTCCGGTAAAACATAAGATATTGATGGAGATGGCGGCCATGGATGTCCAAAAGTAAAAAACTTTATTTCTTGCATATACCAAAAACATCTGGTATCAAAATGCAATACGAATTGATTGATGCCTCATCAAAAAGTCTGTTAAAAAATAAGCCAAAAGTATATGCGCAGGATGCAAACAGGTCGCAGCATAAAGGTGATAAATTCGAGTTTGTTTTTGACCCATCAATAGCAGATTCATACGACATAATATGCGGTCACTTTGCAAGAAACCCAATTGCAATAGTAGATGATTTAATAACATTCTCTATAATAAGAGAACCATTTGAGCAGTATCTGAGTTTGGCAAAATATGCAGCAGTTCAGTCTGGGGTTAATTTTACCGAAGAATTTCTGGACTCATTCTTAAATAATGATGACGAATTCAATACTCAATTTGAAGGAATTTCTGGATGCAATAATCCACAGTCTTGTTTTTTATTCTCCAAAATTGCATGCATTGAAAATGAACCCTATATTAATTCATATGGAAATTTGGTTGAAGCTAGGTATCAAGCGTTCTTTGTAGAAAAGCCAAAGTCTTATTCAGAACTAAATGAAAGATTGAGCAAAATAATAATAGGGACTTTAGAAAATAGAACTTTTTTTGTAGAAAGAATAAATAAACTTTTATTTGATTTATATGGAATTAAAATATCCAATAACGATTCAGTGATTAACGAAACCCCTAAGCCAACATTTAGAATAAGCAAACAGCACAAATCTAAAATATATTCAAAAATTGAGCTAGACATTGAGCTGTATAATAAAATAAAAGAAACAGAACATGAATGATAAAAAAATATATCATTTACATATACCCAGAACATCTGGATATGGAATTGCTAATGCATTAGAGAAAACATTTTCTGAACAGGGTTTTCATCTACACAAACCCACTCAGAGTGAAATCTTTTCACAGGATATATTTAAGGATAATCCATACGTATCTGGTCATTTTGCTTCAAACCCAATTTTTCAAAATAAAAATGCTTACGATGTATTTTCACTTATTAGAGAGCCTATTCAGCATTATCTGAGTATTGCTAAATACGTGGCCAAAAGCGGCAATGTAGAGTTTGATAATTATTTTCTTGAAGAATTTATGTGGGGTAGTGTCACGCCATTCGGAGCCAACGAACTATTTTCTAGTTCTGGAAACATACAGTCAAAAATGCTTTTCTGCAGACTAGCAACATGTGACGAGTCGGTAGTTGCGTTACGTGAAATTGACGTCGCAAGTAATGTGAACTTAGTTTTTATCGAATCAGACCTACCAAAACCAAGCGCAATAAGTGAATGCATTGAAAGTATGAATCTTTTTACTATGGATGATAGGGAAACCGCAATTAATTGGCTGGCTGATAAAGTCAAATTTACCCATGGATTTACGCTTTCAGAAAACGCTTATTTTAAAATGAATTCAATAACTAGTCAAGACATTAAAATTTCAAATCGTACGAAACTAGAAATACTCGAAAGGTCGTATCTTGATGTCCTTTTGTACGATTTGGTCAAATCCAAGCATAGATAGCCTGTTAGTGTTATTGACATGTCAACAGACAGCAAATCACCATGGAAGATAAAACCTGGGCACTTTGGGTCAGGTCCTGAAAATATACATGTTTTTGAGAATTTCATCGATGCTGAAGACTTGATTGCAGTGCAGGAATTCTGTCCAAAAATTAATGAATGGAATAACTCAAAAGAAAGCATCTTCGCAGAAGACGGAACATGTCTATATAACGCAGATTACTGGAATGACAGACAGTGCAGTAGTGACATTCTTGAAAGGCTTTCCCCCCAGGTATTTTTAATAATTGAAAAATATATAAACAAGATGCAATTGGTGCTTGAGGATATATATACAGTTGAGCTATCTCCACGACCACCAGTAATTATGAAATGGCGTCCAGGCATTGAGCAGAGGCCACACGCCGATAAGCAGTTAAATAATGGTGAACCAAACGCCTTCGTTGACTATGACCTGAATTCGCTTTTCTACTACAACGACGATTTTGAGGGCGGGGAGCTTTATTACCCCCAACACGACATAAGCATTAAGCCAAAACCAGGCCTAGCCGTTGCTCATCCAGGTGATGTGAACTATCTACATGGAGTAACAATGGTGACAGAGGGGTACAGATACACGACTCCTTCGTTCTATACGATTAAGTAGATGATGCTCATTACGAAGGTAGATGCTGTAAAGCAAAAAGAATGTGAAGTAATTGCAAGTGCAATTAAAGCGATTGGGTCTCCTTCAAATCTTGCAGAAGATGACCCGTCTACTGGGTATTATCAAAAATCATATTTATTGGAGTACGATTTTTTTGCATATGGAATCTTCGAAGAGATATGTGAACGAGTTCTTGGATTAGCCGAACAGGAGTTTGGCCTTAATCTAGAAATTGACCAGGCAGCCCTGATTGAGGTGGTTCCAGGGAACACAACAGAGGAGCATGCCGATAACCAAAATCTCGACGGAACGCCAAAACCTGGTTGTAGTAATTTTGTTATTTCTGCAGTGGTTTACTTGAATAACGATTTCACTGGTGGTGACTTGGTATTTCCAGGGATTGATTATCGATATAAACCCAATATTGGTGATTGTGTCATGTTTCCAAGCGATTTAATACACCGGCATTATGTGGATAGGGTTCTTAGTGGAAATAGGATAAGTTTGGCAATATGGTTTTCCGAGGTATGATGAAAAAATGAGAAACATTGATGTTGAGTACGTAGGAGACCCGAAAGCTGGATTTCTGGTTTACAGGAACATATTAAGTGAAGACTTAAAAATTCCCGAAAGACTAGAAGCAACCATAGGAGACAGCACTACTCCTCCATACTCATGGATGCAGGCACTTGTTGGTGATGGTCAGGTCATGAAGGACTATAGAGACTGTGTTGATTGCAAAATGAGCCCTGCCCACTTTGAAAACTGTCCAACCCAATTCGGTGAGTTGATAAATATCTATAATGACACGGTAACTGGATTGACTGCGTGCCTACAAGATTATGAATCAAGATACAACATCCGCATGGACTTCATGGAAGCAATCAATTACGTGAGATATAACGAAGGCCAGCACTTCAATGTCCATGCTGACCATGGCTTTTCATATGTATGCACGGTTTCGTCGGTAATGTACCTAAACGACGACTACGACGGTGGCGAACTTTGGTTTCCGTTCTTGGACATTACGTTCAAGCCAAAATATGGTGACATCGTACTATTTCCTTCAACATACATCTACTCCCATGCATCAAGACCTGTAACAAGAGGGACAAAGTATGCAGCCGTCACCATGTTTGACTACAACGACAGATATCACAAGTTGTGGAAGGGATACGGGAAAAACATGGATGGAACAGATGCCGAGTATGGACCTGGAATAGTAAACCCAGCAGCAAACCAAGTTGATAGGTTTATCTTTAAAAAATGACTAAATTGTTTTTAAAGAAAACGCATCAGCACCCTCCAAAGATAGCTCAGTCACGAATCAAGCGCGACTGGATGGATGAAACCTACAATAAGCATGCATATCAGTGCCTTCCGATGACGGTTGCAAATGTTTATGGGTGGGAGATTGTCATGGAGGAGGACCTTGTTGTCCAGTGGGATGGAGGCAACACTCCACCGTCAATTCTTTCTGGTGAGGTAACTTCTTCTGGCAGGGTTCAGGCAATCTCGTCAATTATTGGAATGATTTCAATAAACATGGGATGGGTAATGAACACGGAGGAGGGTTACAACACCTGGTTTTCTGGTTCACCAAACTATTTCGTTGACGGCGCGGTGGCTTTGACCGCAACGATTCCAAGCTATTGGTGGCCAGATGAGTCTCAAATGAACTGGAAGATTACAAAAATTGGAGAACCTGTCACATTCAAAGCCGGCACACCATTTTGCTTTTTTAACATTTATGACAATTCTGTCCTCGAAAATGTAGAAATCATTGAATCAACCCTTTGGGATGACTCAAAGCTAATTGCTTCTCGGATGAAATATGGTGAATTGAAAGCCAAAAACAATGTTGAAAAGCCATGGACGTGGACAAAAGGAATTAAAACAGGTCTTGACGCTGATGGCAATAAAATAGGCCCCACATTCACTGGCCTGCCAAAATTAGCCAACCCGTAGTGTAAAATATGGGTAATTGTCCAATACAGGGATTATGGAGCCGCTATGAAATTTGAATCTTCTTTTACAACTCAGGAAAAAAAGCTTGTCTACCAGCGCACCTTGAAGGACCTTGAGAGACAGTTGATGGAACGCCTACTCCAAGAAGGCATTAACCCTGACACGTTTGATGAAAAGACTTTTACTCCAGGAACTGAAGACGGAAGAATAATTCACGGTCATAAGTTGATTGCTGATTTCCTTTCAAAGATTGACAATATAAAATCACGAATCGCAGAGTAAGCTTTAGAACATGGCACTTTCGGCAGAACAGTTAGCTAAAGCAAAAGCTGAAGCAATACAAATACTTGAATACTCAATCTATACGCTCGCGTTCGCCCTTGGGGTGGAAGACGCTGACCTCGAGGCCGATATGGTAAATCCGATTAATCTTGCTGTTGAGGAAAATACTGCACTGCTAGCACAGTATGACGGTTACGAATGTCTCAAGTTGCAATTGGCGGCGCTAGCAAGACTACAGGCGTAAAATCGCCATGAAGATAACGCCAAAAATACCTAAACAGATTTCAATTGTCGAAGAGGCAATTAATTCTGGAAGATATGAAATTTGTCCAGACGTAGACCCAGACTTTCCAAATATTCAAGAGCCACTCAGTAATCCAAACAGAGACCAACAAGTTGCTGTATGGAATCCAAAATTGTTTTCTTTTGAACTACCCGACGGCGCTGCATTCTTTTGCGACTTATTGCAGTCGAGCGACCCACAGAAGAAGTGGGAAGAGACAGAGCAAGGCGACTTCATGCGCGACGAGGATGTAGAGGAGTTGTTTAATGAGGAGTAGAGTCTCTGGTGGCGAAAATCTGTATGACGCAGATGGAGATATTGCGTACTACGAAACAGAACTGGCCGTATTGTCATACATACTTGGTTACGACCCGGAAAACGTAGAATCATTCAATATTCCTGGAGCGGTTTCAGACATCAGGATGATGTGGAGATACAGCAGCGACTTGAGAGGTTCCTTGGAGCCCACCTACACCAATAACTCAATACCTAGATTCCTCTCGAAAATGAATTCCAGAATGACGGACAGAGCGAGAAAAGCTAACTGGAACTTCACTCTTGCAAGGGCAGTAAAAAATGGACAATAAACAACTCAGAACAGCAATGGTTACAGCATCTATATCAAAATATATGGCGACTACTATTTTGGGTGAGGATGGCGTCAGGATAGCTGCAACAGAAAGATTTGAATCCTCTACGAATATTAAAAATTGGAGAGATACCCTTAATCTAGACTTGTCAATTGCCGCAAGAGGAGCAACCGAGGGTCTCTGGTACATTGACCAACTAGTGACACCAGAGTCCCCATGGGCAGATATGATGATAGTTGCACAAGCCCCTATCGAATTAATGATGTGCACAAAAAAACCAAATAAAATTCTTGCTTTCAACCCAGACCAGGCACCAACTCCAATTTTTCAGAAAATCAGATTCCCAAGTACCGAAGTATGTTTTGTAAATAATCAGGCACTTTGGAATTTTGAACATTTTGTACGAGACCAATCGATGGAGATTGACGGAAAACCATATGCTGACATTGACTACTCCGTAGTAGAAAAGTCAGAAATAGGACAAGGTGAGGCTGTAGATTTTGATTTGATTACAATGCAAGCGTTCGAATGCAACTCAAACGGGCAACTGTTGATTGATTGCATTGAGGCTCTAGCCGCTAATGGTGTGTTGCTTATAAACTTTAATAATAATTCTGGGAAACTTTATCGTGACGACTTCTGGTTTCATCCACACAATGAAATGCATCAAATTCTTAAGTCATATGATGGCTTTGTCTTTCACGACTCAGGCCAATACGGGTTCACGGTGTTTGTTAAGAATTGATACACGGCGTAAAAGTGCGTGTAGTCTTGGTGAACCATGAAAGTACTGGACAATTTTCTCGGAAGCTCGCTTCTTAGTTCAATATCAGATTCTCCTGATTTTTTTCCAGGATTGATGCAAGATGAGAGCAGAATAGCAAGCGAGCTCAATTCTTACCATAACGAGCAAGCAAGCTGTTATGCGCCATACATGTTCTGGGAGGGTTGGTGGTCTTCCCCGGTCGACACAATAAGGAAGCGCGTAATTAGAAACATATGGGAGAGCAACCTACCCGTACCATCTGGCGAGGTTCTTGGCTTTGAGTATTGGACAAGAACTTTCGGGCCAGGTCAATTCCTTGGTCCGCACGTAGATGAGGATACATTCCTATATCAAGACACAAAAATTTACAATGGGCCAGAAATAGGTTGCGTTTACTATGGACCATCTAAAGAAAATGTTGTAGGTGGATTTCTTGAACTGTTTGAATCAAAGCTTACTTTCGGAGAAAAAAATGCGCTTGAATGGGAAAATCTTGAAAAAAAATTAGACCCAATTGAGCTGCGAGAAAGAATCGCTTTTAAAGAAAATAGATTAATAATATTTGACGCAGGAAGGGTCTTACATCAAACCAGCCCATGCGTTTCTGGAATAAGAAATGTAATGGTTGTGAATGTTTGGCTTAAATCAAATCCTCCGGTAGACATGGCTAATTTTGTTTATGAGTAGAGATTTCAAAAAGATAAATCTAATAAGTCTGGATGTATTTACAACTAACATCACAAATATTGATAACGATTTAATCGCTAGGGAAATAGACGAATATTCTGGAGCTTTACCCTATATTAAGGACCCAAGTCCAGCTCATACGTTCTACGAGGATAGACATTATCCGTTTTCAATGCCTGAATGCTCAAAACTTATTGATGAGTTAAGAACTGCTGTAAATTCGATTATTGGCAAGGAGATGGAGCTTGACTCAATATGGACATTAACCCTTGAGCACGGACAGTCCGTTGCTGGCCATACGCATAGGGTAAACACGCACCTTCATCCAAATGATTACTTTTCAATTTCTTACTATGTCAATGCCCCGGATGGAAGTGCGGATTTAATATTTTTAACTAATCACTGCAATTTGATAGAGAATTCTTACGCAATATCCACAAAAACTGGAATGTTGGTTATATTTAATTCCTATATTCATCACATGACGAATAGACACTACGGTGAAGAAAAAAGAATTGTCGTAAGTGCAAATTTTAAACCCAAAAACGAGAATATGACTGCCGTGCCGGATTGGTCCGAGTATTCAATTAATGGTCCGTCTGCTATTAAAATCCGGTAACTATGGTATGTTTTTGCCATGAATTGTGAAGCAATAAATCTTGGAGGTGGGGTGGTCGTTTTTGAGAACGCCATAGATGTTCCTCAAAAAGAGATTATAAGCCTTATAGACGAACTGTCAGAAAAGTCTTTAAGCGAGCAATATGAGTATGTTAAAAACGATAGCGGCGAAGTTACGCATGCAATAAACAAAAGTGGTTTTATTTTTGAGCTTGAGTCAATATCAAAAACACCAATAAGAATACAAAACCTTAACCATCAGTTTTTTTGGGATTGCGAAAAAACAATTTACAGTTGCCTGATGCAATATATAGAATTGTTTCCGTGGGTTCTGCAGTGTCTTTGGTGGAAAACAGAGGGCCATGCATTAAAATATCCGACTGGTTCAAAGCTTGGGCTGCATTGCGACAACGACGTCAACTACAGGTACGGCCAGTTCCCTCCTGTTGAGAATGCAACAAGGGCAGTTATAACTGTTTTGGTTTATATCAACGATAGTTGCGATGAAGGAGAATGCGACGATAACTCTTTTTCTGGTGGAGAAATGGTTGTGCCTCACGCTGGGGTTACTGTCAAACCTAAAAGCGGAAATATAGTATTCATGCCATCAAACTATCTTGGTGCACATGAAATACTTGAAGTCACCTCTGGGTGCCGATACACATATCTCACTTTGTTCTCTCAGGGTTCAGAGCAAATTGATAGGGGCATATCCCCAATGGACCCAGACTTGTACACAGACAGGCCAATTGGTGGTCAGTGGTGGATGAAGAATGTAATATCTGACTATGACGAATATCTAATGAAAAAATATGGCGATGAAGGAAAAATACCAAATGAAGTCATGCCGTTCAAGTCGCGAAAGAATGACCACAAGTGATTTTTAATAACGTAAAAGCCGAACATCTTGGTGGGGGTGTTGTTGTATTTCGCAATGCCATATCCATAAATTGGACGTTTGCTAATGATATCTCAAAAGAGATAGTTGATAGAGAAGTTGCAGAAATGTATTCTCCAGCAATAAACCCAGACAGCGGCCAAGAGGAATACGTAAATAGAAGTGGCTATTTCTTCTCTAAAAATGGAATTGATAAAATGCCAAAAAGAGGCTCTAGGGTGCATCAGGATACAAGAGCCGAGGTTGTTGAGCTGTTCACGTTTTTGGAAGATTCAAAAGATAAGTATTTACTCAAATACATGCACATGTTCCCCTTGGCGTACAAGAATATTTGGTGGAAAGTTAAAGGCCATTTAGTCAACTATTCGTCCGAGTGTGGTGGTTATATAGGTGAACACAGCGACACAAGCGTTGACTATGTATACGGAATACCTCATCCACCTCACCAGCTTGCTTCACGCAACACTCTGTCTTGTTTAGTGTATTTTGGCAGCTGCATTGATGGTCTTGGTTCTCGAGGTTTTCCTTTCGAAGGTTTTGGTCCAGGTGATTTCACTGGCGGACATCATAAATTTACTTATCTTGATATTGAGTACATCCCAAACCGTGGTGACATATTGATGTTCCCGTCAAATTATGTTGCAGCACATGAAGTAACTCCTGTCAAGTCTGGGGATAGATTCACTTATCTTGGTTGGTACGCCCATGGAACGCCGAATCCAAACGTAAATGAGGAAGTTGAAGACCCAGAGGTAAACCCAGAAAAAGCTGCAATATCTTCAAACGTATATATCCCATATTTGAGAGAAAAGTTTTTAGAGTATCTAGATTCTGTTGGTGAGGACAAGTCTTCCAAGACATACAGACTGGTACTCGGGGAAAGCCTATGAAGTTAATACACCTGGGCAGTGGAATAGTGTTAGTGCGAAATTTAGTCCAAATTTCGCACGATGATACTAATGAAATAAATCACATATTTGAATCAACCGCCCCACAGGGGTATTCGATTGTGGATGGAAAAACAATAAGTGATGGTGGTTATGAGTTTGATGAAATTAGCAAAAGTAAATCTCCAACTAGATACACGAACATAGGTGAATTCGACATAACCAAAAAACTCAGAGAATCTATATATTCAGCGGTAGTTGAGTATTGCAAAGTTTTTCCGGTTGCCTTGGAGTGTATAACTGGGCAAACTGATGGCTATTTAATTAGATATGGCGATGGTAACGATATGGGGCCGCATTCAGACTGCAATATACCTTATAAGCCTGGAACTCTTGAGCCAATGACAACAAGCCCTGCGTTCAACACACTTACAACGTCAATATTTTTGAATGACTCATATTCTGGTGGTGATGTTATATTTAGGATATGGGGAATAAACGTTAAGCCAGAAGCAGGTTCAGCAATTATCTACCCATCAAACTTCATAGGGTGCCACGAGGTTTCAGAGGTGAGCGGAGGGGAGAGATGGGCTTTCCTGAGCTGGTTCTTTCATGGCAACGGGCAAGAAGAAAAAGAAGGCTCATACGAATGGGCTCAGGAGCTTAAAAGTAATTCTGGGACAGGAAACAATCTTCAGAAAACAGTTCTCGTTGGGGAAGTTGACTAAAAAAGTCTTTTAAATCTTGTTCTATTTAATGCTTTTGCTGATTCTTGGACAATGTGCACTTTCCAAATTCCGTCGGAAAATAAAGATTCAACAACTTTTGCAAACTCCGATTGACCAGACAGATATAAGTCTCTCTTATCCTCACCGCCACCTTGGTCATACCCAATTGGGTAACCCCTAAACAGTGCCTCTACATATTTTATATCTGCAGATTCTGCTATTTCACTTATTTCTTTCTCTGAAGATTCACCGCTGAGATTATTCCCGTCTACATATATCCCATCAAATTTGTTGTCTGCGGCCGAATTGATTGTGTCTATTCCTGCCCCAAGCCTGCCAATGCAAAATACAACATCTGAAGAATTAAAAAGTTCCCTTATGCTTTCGTGCTCTATTGAGCCTTCAAGGTTTCTCCCATTTTGTTTTGTTTGCTCAGAGCGGCCCTCTGACGTCCAGTGAATTTTATTTCCTGAATTAATCATGCTTGCCGCTATGGTGAGCCCCATATTCCCCATTGAAACAATTCCTATATTCGCCACTATCAATCAAGCTTTCTGTTTAGCGGATTTATGTAACCTTTTTCCCCTTCGAGGTTCCTCACTAGATAGTCAATTTTGTTGACATTTTCTTTTAGGTGAGAGTAATTCTGCTTGATGTGATTTGAGTACTTTTGATAATCATCGTAAACAGTGTCTATCCAGTGTGGGACACACCAGCTTGAAACCTCATCCGGCTCGGCAACTTCGAGTCTGATGTTTATGTCTGGGCTGCCTTGCGAGAAGAACTCCAAGTATGCATACCTTGTTCCACCAGTTACTTCGTTAACTCCGTGGGATGCGACATAGTTTGTTGGGAAGATTATGATGTCGCCCTTTTTGGCCTGATGGCTTATGTTTAGGTATGGAAAATACAATTCGCCACCGCTGTAATTTGTGCCATCAAGCTGGTCGACAGAATCAACGCAATCGTTTATGTACAGAAGTACGGCAACAGTCTGCCTTGCTCCAACCTGCCCGTAAGGAATATATCTTTCTCCACCAGTAGCTCTATAGTTGGTGTCGTTGTCATTATGCAGACCAAGATGCTTACCTGGGTCGTATCTAAGAACATGGCCACGGTTTCTCCACCATATGGTTCCAACCACCAGGGGGAACATGTCTATGTACCTGATTAACGTTTTGTAGATGGAGTCTTCCCATCCTCTGATTATTTCGACTATTTCTTCTTCTGTTCCGTCCTGTACTGGCTCGAGGACTCTTACTGGAACAGTTTCAACTTGTTCAATCGAGAACTTGTTTCCGTCTTCGTTTTTTGCGTAAACAACACCGTTTTTGTCAATGTCGTATTTCCATCTTTGTTGGTGTGCAGCTAGCGCGTTATCGTCTATCCACTTTGACATCAATGGCAGGTCTACATCCATCACATCATGAAAAACAACAACCCCACCACCAAGGTCGGTGAACTTAAGATTGCGTATTTCCTCTAGTACTTCACCTGAAATGTCTGGTGTATCAACTTCATATCGTTTCAACTTGGTTCACCTCTTGAGTCGTGTGTGTTTCACCGTACTGCGTTACGCACCTGTTTTGGAAAACAGGATTGGAGCCAAGTTCTAAGCCTGGTGTTGGTTTTGACCAAATTGAATACTCTGATTTGCAATAAAGTTCGTAGTCGTCGTAAATGTTGTCAAACCAGACTGGCTCGCACCATTGAATGCTTGCGTCTTTCTCCTTAATTCTTATATTCGCCGCATTGTCGGTTCCGCCTTGACCAAAGAATGAAAGATATGCGTACCTAGTTCCACCCTCCATTTTTGTTACTCCGTGTGCGCAGATGTAGTTCGTTGGGAACATGATGATGTCCCCTTTTCTTGGCTTGTAGTCAATCCCGAGATACGTGAACTTAAGGTGCCCACCAGCGAAGTTTGTTCCATCAAGCTCATCAGCGCTGTCAACACAATCATTGAAATATGCCAAAGCCCCAGCTGTCTGCCTGAGAGCCACCTGCCCGCGTGGCATATATCTGACGCCCTGGGTCACCTTGTAGTTGGTGTCGTTGTCTTGGTGCCATCCAAGTATTCCGCCACCGTCGTATCTGAGGATGTGACCCCTGGTTTTCCACCATAGGCTCCCAACGATTAACGGGAACATGTCCGTATAGCGAATCAGGCACTTGTAGATGGCGTCCTCAAGGCCTGTGAAGTATTTGACTACATCTGGGCTTGTCGCCTCTGTAACGGGCTCTAGGAGCCTTACAGGGGCGTTTGGGACGTCTTCTAGGCGATACCTGAAGCCATCTTCGTTGATGCCATACTCAACCCCGTCCTCATCGGTGATATATGACCACCGGCTCTTGTGTGCTTCGGCTGCGCACTCGTCAATATGGCTCAAAATTGACTGCTCGACATTGAATGCATTTCTGAAAACAACTATCCCACTTCCAAGGTCGTCAACAGTTAATTGACTAATCTCCAGAAGCTCTTGCGCTCCAATGTGTGGAGTGGATGGCATTTTCATGATTAACCTACAAGAAATTTTACTGCTTCAATGACGGTCCAAGACGAACCAGCAGCGAGTGGCTTATCTGCCAATGGTAGGTCGGCCCAATTAAATCTTCCCACCTGCTGACCATCCCTGCTAACCATAAATTTTTCATGGTTGTGAGGTATCCGCATTATTGCTTGTCCAGCAAGGTTCTGACCAGCAGCAGCCCTTTCAGAACCGTCTGCCTTGTTGTCGTCAAAAGCGCGTACAACTTCACCTTTTAGAAAGGTCCAAATTTGGTGTTCGTTAGGACCGTTAACTTCAACTTTTTCCGTAACTGGAAAAGTTACAAAAGGATAAGCATCTAAAATGAATTGCGCAATATCGCCATTTTCTGCTGGTTCCATTTCGCCAAACTGATTACATGGAAAAGCAACAACACTAAAGCCTTTGTCCTGAAACATTTCATGCAGTTGCTGAAGTTCCCACAACTGTTTCGCTGCTCGAGCATACGACCAGACAGGACTACATTTCGGAGAATACCCAGTCCTTGTAGCAATATTTGTGAACAAACAAACCTTGCCTCGGACCTGCTCCATTACATTGACTGAGCCATCTACCGAATTTATTGGCATGTCAAAAACAGATTTAATGCTCATATCTTTACCCCTGTAAGTTCAATCTTTGCGTACTTGCCAATTTCTACAAACCCAGTCAACGACTTCCCCATGGACTCAAACTGACAGAAATAATCAACACTCATAGGGATGTCTGTGTGGCCACAAATCCTCACATTGATTGATGTGTCAGAGCTAGTTATCAGCGCGTCAGAGAACTCTACAGTGCCCCTGTCGTGAGATATGGAGCCAGAACCATCACTGTTCAGGCGAATATTGTATGTCTCTTTTCCCAGTGGCGATTTAGCCGTTACAAACCATGTTCCTATCAATTCCATGCCAAGATGCTAGCACCGGCTATGGCGTGCGTATGTGTGTTTTAGGACCATTCAGTACATTGACTGTTCCATCTCTAAAATTTAAACCAGAGAACTCTTCGTACTCATCCAAAGTTCGTTCACTTCCTAAAGCACCCTCACCGACGACTCGGTCTGTAAATATTGCCCTGTATTCAGCTTTTGATTCAGCGTCCAAAATCTCCCATTCTTTTGAAAAATCAGTCCAAACATGATGCCGTCTTGTCTTTTCAAAAGATTGTTCACCTATATATAGGTGACCGACCACAGGCGTCAGTGGGACAACCAGCGTAAACCCATGGGTGAAAGCTCTTGCAGCGATTAAAGGCTCTTCCCCCCAAAAAGCAATTTTTTCATTTGGCTTAATTTGATGAAAATCACCAGAAGTAAATATAAAACCACCAGAAACAGATGGTGTAAAAACGCAGTTTTCTCGAGCAGTTACTGCAGTTTGACTAGGTATTAATGTATTTTTGAATTTTTTAATATCGTCAAAAAAAGATATTTCAGTCATATGTTCTAAACCGTGTTTAAATATTGCGTTCCCATCCTCGTCGTACACATACGCTGCTGGGTACATTGTGATTAGTGGTTTGGTTATACCGCAAGATGTGATTTTTTCTAAGTCGGTTATTAATATCGCATCCCAGTTTTTTGTAAATCGCATATGTGAATCAATTTGCAGATAATAGTCTTCGCCGTTATAAAATTCATTAGCTATATATCTGGATTTCTGTAGACCTATATTTTTTGGTGCAACGCTTTCTGCGTAGTTAACTGTTACCCAAAATGGATAATTTGTGTCAACAATTGTTTCCCCGCTGAATAAAACACAATTGTGTATACCGAAAGACAGTTTGATAAATCCGCTGGCATTTTCAACCAAGCTTCTGACAGTGTTATTCAGCTCATGGTCTCTGTATGCTGGTATTTGTATAAATATGGATTTCATCTTACTCCCACACGGCGCTTGAGCATGATGTGCATATTGATTCTAGTGCTCGTTCTATCATGGACACATGAGAATCGCTTTGCCAGATACTGTTCAAACTGTTTTCATTAAGTGAGCCAAAAGTGTAGTCAAAATCAAAATCGTTACAACAAAGAAAAGCATCACCCAGCGCGTTTACATGTAGCCAACCGTATATGCGCCCATTTTTTCCATTTGAACAACCAACAACGTTTGTCTTATCTCCCTTGAGCCTCAAGATTGCTTTGGAGTTATTTATTACTTTATGTTCGGCGAGTATAGATGCCCTATCCACAAGGGACTCAACTGGGAATATATTCAACCCAGGGAAAAGTGATTTTGCTAATTTTACTTGCTTTTGCGATTCTCCAGTCTGAGGGTTTAGGTCAATATCAGGAGCATTCTCCATCATCTCCATCCATCCACCGTTTTGCTCTTGGTGTGCTGAAGTTGGAATGTTCACACCAATAGAAAAATTCCCGCTTTCAGTTAGTTCTGGAAACGACTTCATAGTTCGTAAAACATTGTCTGCAAGATGGGAAAAAGAATATCTTGTAATGCCAGACCTTTCCTGCCAAAGTCCATCCTCAAAAGCTGGGATATTCAAATTTATACCCGTGACTACGTCTTTGTACTTTTGTAAGATTTCAACTTTTTCCTCATTTAGATTTACCCCGTTTGATAGCACCATTGTCTTGAAGCCGTAACACCTAGCCAAAAGAAGCATCTCTTCTAGGTGTTTGTAAAGCAGTATTTCATTGTAGTGAGCAGTATAGAAATGCCAAAAATTATTGTCAACAACTCCATTTGATTTATGTTTTTCTTTATGCAACTCGGATAAAATTTTATCCATTAGGTCCACTGGCATGTGTTTTGCTGTCTGCGGTGGGTTCTTCTGATATCTAACAGGGCAAAACCAACATTTTGCATTACAAAAACCAAATGGGTCTATCTGGGCATCTGTTATCTTGAATGTTTTTAAATTGTCTAATACTGACATGGTGTGTTCTTTTTGTGTGACTTCAGATGAAAATTGATTAAGACCACCAGTTAACAACCGAATACTTGGTTCCTTCTATGACCGGCATTGATGAGTGCGAGTATGGTGCGACAGATGGGAAAATGACGATATCGCCAGCTGATGGCGGATAGTTGAATTCTATTTTATCAAAGTCTAAATTCCCACCAACAAAATCGTCATTAAGGTATCCAACTGCTGAAACTTTGCGTGGTGTTTTTTCACCATCGTCTAAATGGTGTATATAGTGTTCGCTGATTCCATATTTTAAAATTGAGTAATACTTTGATTTGTCAATATCAACTTCAATATTGAACCTAAATAAAAAATCAATCAGGCATTTCGTAAACGATTCGTGAAAAAAGTTATTAACATATCTTGTTGCAGAACAGAAAATGTCGTTTCCCAGTGTCGAGAGAGCAAAATCACTGTTTGTTCTAATCGTACTGATAGATGAAGTGCCATTAGGATTTACCACAGAAGCTTTTTTCCAAGAAAATTTGGTGTTTAATTCATTTCCTAAAACCGACTCAACTACATCAATTATTGACTGTGGATGCTTAATTGCTCCTCTGTAAATCGCAACCCCATTACAAATGACTGGTTGCATGATTTCCAAAGAATTACGTGAGTTTTTTTACCACTTGCCTATAGGGCATGCGGCTGATTGCACTTTTACTTTTAGCTTCATAAAACAACCACATTCCTTGCACTGTTTTGTTGATTTAATCAACCTAGGGCACTCTTCGCAAATCGCAAACCGCCGAGTTGCTTCTACGTCTGATGATTGGACAACGTTTGGATTCAAAACGTCCCACGGACGAGCCTCACCTAATTTTGCTTTATACTCTTTCCATGCGCTCACGTTAAACAGCTCTCCTAAATTCGCCGTCTACGTACACCCAGTCACCGTCAACCTGTCCAACGAGCTCCTGTGGAATCAGGACCACTTGTGGTTGTGATGAAAGAGCTGCACAGTGTGCTGGCATTGATGCTCGATGAAATGAGTGTGTTACCGCCACCTCCCCATCAACGACAAATGCAAAATTATCAAACTCGGTTGCGTCGTATTCAGCTACTTCGGCCATGGTTTCTCCTGATTTTTGAGTTGCTGCATCTTATGGGCAGGATGGGCCTGCGCAGTACGAATACGAGGCACATCCAGCTTTTGTACAAGTATATACACGACAGTTAGCGCTTGCCCCTGGTGGAAGCGGGCTACAAACCGCTCCAACGGTGCATGTGAAGCCAGTGGAACAGTTAACTGGAGCCGCGGTAGTTGGTGGCGGGGTAGCTGCTGGAACCCCGCAGTAACCAGGAACCTCCGCCGCGGATGCGACGTATTGGCCACAGCATCCGTCACTGTATACCTGCTGGAGGAATGTTCCATTACAATTTTGCCCATAATAGACGGTGTCTTTTGCTGGGCAGCCAGCGCAAGGGGGGGCGGTAGTTGGTGGCGGAGTAGGCACTGGAGTAGTTGGTGGCGGAGTAGGCGCTGGAGTGGAAACATTCGTTGACTCTGACAAGAATATTGCATCTGAGTTTGCCCAGCCAGTCTTTGACACGTATAGGTATGTTTCTCTGTATACGTTCTCTCCAAGGCCGGTCCATCCGTGGCAGCTTCCACTTTGGTCGTTTGGAGCAGAAACATTGAAGTCGTAGTAGTTATATACATAACCATTATCTTGGTCAATTGACGCATAGTTGTCAAAGCACCAAGGAATAGTACTTGTTGTCTCTGTAATGTCCGAAACGACAGGTGTTGGGACTTTGCCGAACAGTGGTGTTACCGAATTTGATGCAGTTGAATATGGACCAGTTCCAATATTGTTAACTGCGGCAACTCTAAACACGTATGCAGTTCCATTAACTAGACCAGTAACAGTGACCGATGTAGCAGTGGAAACCGTGTCCGTAAAGGTTGTCCAAGTGCCTCCGCTGTCGCTTGAGTACTGAATCGTATAGTCGCTAAAAGCAGGACTACCAAGCGTAACTGGAGCAGTCCAAGCAACCGATGCAGTCGTATTACCGTATGTGCTCGGAAGACTTGCTGTAACAGAAGTTGGTGCGCCTGGAACGAATCCCATGCGAAAACCAAACTTACTAGTTGAGCCGCTTCCAATACGGTTTAAGAATGGCATAGTTCATTACGCAAATTTCGTTTGACTCGCAAGAACAGTAAATGCAGCATTTCCTGTTTTTATTACAGACAACGTGTAGGCATCAATTGAGTTTGCATTTCCTGTTGTCGGTGCGGTTCCGCCCATCCACTTCGGAGTTACAGCCGAACCATCTACCTGGAATACAGTCGGTCTTCTCTGCGTCGTACCTATCGTTGCAAGAAAAGTCACTGTAGCAATTTGTCCAGTTGAGATAGTGTCATTAAGAGAGACGCTTGATGTTCCTCTTACGTTTAACGTCCAGTCGGCTGATGCATTTCCTGTGTAGTAAACAGTTGGGTTTGTGCTGAAATCAATGTTGACTGTTCCAGTGGCTGAAGCCGAGACAATATTTGCTATTTCAATTACTGTGGTTACATCTGCGGTTGCAAGCGTTGCTTTTCCAGCGATGAAGTTTCCAGAAGCATCTCTCGCAACAATTGCTGAAGCGGTGTTGGCATTTGTTGCAGTAGTTGCCGAGTTTGATACTTTTCCAGCTGTAGCGATAGTCGCCAATTTCGTATCTACTATGCCAGCAGAAGCATTTATGTCTGCGTTAACTATTGTGCCATCAAGTATTTTGTCACTTGTAACAGCGCCTGTGGCTAGTTTGGATTCTGTGACCGCACCGTTCTGTATCTCGGCTGTTTGAATCTCAGTGCTTCCACCAGTTAGAACCCACAAGTCAGTCCCACGCTTTATCAGTGTTGCTCTAGTCCACTGGCTTGCAAGTGTTGTTAATCCACCCTCTGCGTTGAGTGTTACTCCAGAGTCACCAACGATGCTCAAGGTTCCAGTAGAAGCAAGCAGAATATCAACTCTGTCACCAATTTCGATTGGCGCTGCCGCGTTTGTGGGTATCGTTAAGGTGATTGAGCCAGTGTTTTCAAACTCAACAAGTTTTCCTCTGTCGGAAAAAACTATTGTGTACGAGGTTCCGGGTTGAACGTTGCGCGTGAAGTTGAAGTCGCTTGCCTGAAGCGTGTTCATCTGGGCAGCTGTAAGCGTTTGCCCTGCTGTAAATGTTTGAATTGTCATGATAACTCTTTACTTTGTAAGCAGACCCTATAAGATTATACCTAATGCGATAACCGCTAATTGAAGTATGTCAACTATTCGTCATTAAGTTCGCCTGAAGCAATCATGTCTGATGCGTACTTCAGCATTCCATCCGCAAGCCACGGTGTCATACCGTCTGACACAGACACCGATAACTCGCTTGATTTACTATTTGCCACCTCAGCCACAATAATAAAATTTGAAACCAACTTGGACGGAAGTATGTCACGAAGCATATTCTCAAATTGAACCCTTAACTCATTACTGGAAATCGGATTGTCATCCATTTGATGCAGTCATTTCGTGAGTGACCAAGACACCTAGTGGCTTTGCAAACGAAACAGCATCCAAAACAAGAATAGAAGACAAACCAATCACTTCTTCACCGACAGAGCCAAATGTTTGGTCCCAAGGGCTGTACAAATGAATCACCCATGGTTCTGTTCTAAAGTCGTATTCTGTTACTAGTTCCTTGTTTCCAGTAAGCATTAGTTTTGCCGCTTCTTGAACAGCTGGCAAAGTCCCTGCATTTTTGCCGTAATAACCATAATCAAGTTGCCATCTGAGGAGGTTTTCTTGAGCGGTAAGGTTCAATACTGGCGGGTTCAATTCAAGGTAGCTAGTCAAGCGCAAAGCGGCAGTTGAATTGAGTTCACTTGAATCAAGCTGGAATGGTTCTCCAAGTGAATCAAGAGAAGATTCAAATCTCGTGATTGGTCTAGTCCCCGAAAATTTTGCGAGCCAAACAAGTGTTTCAAATGTCGCAACATCTTGATTAACAAGCGTGCTTTTAGTTGTATTGTCGGATTCTTTAAAACCTTCACTAAAGTCCTGGAATAGATAATCCACCGCGTTTGAATACACCGAATCAAGAGTGAGTGTGCATATATCAATAAATCTGTGCAGTGGTATGTCTGGTTTTCCAGAATATGCAATGTCTTCAGCTCGAAAAACCTCTGGAATGTTAATCATCACAGAAGGGAGAACATTGTTTTTAAATACAGCATCAAATTGCTGATAACAAAGTGGAAGAGTAAAATATATGCTTTCTGAAGGTTCGTTTGGAATAATTTCTAAACTGATATCCAAAGCAGGTGTTCCAGAGTCAACCGTAAGCGTTATTGGGTCAGAACGCAGGATGCTCCACTGTGGAGACAAAACGCCAGGAGCATTAACTACAGAATCAGAAAGATTGACAAGAAGACTTGTCTCTATCACTTCGTTTTGTTCTTCCTCAACATTTTTCAGTCTGCTGATAAAAGTTCCACCAGATGGCATTTTGATAGCTGACAGGAATATCAAAGGAGCGTTTAAATCGCTATCCTCAAGATGCAAAACTGCCAAATCTAAAAAACACGAAGATGCGCCAGGGGACAACGTTAATTCTATTTGCTTATATTCCGAATCTGGATAAAGCTCAGATATGGCATCAATTGTTATCGTTGCATTTGTTGATGTCCACGTTGTCTGGGTTCCAAAAGATGTCAAATAAGCTTGAGGACCAATAAGCCGGTTTGAAATGGCCATTAGATGACCACCACCTCTACTGAAGCTCTTGGCATTACACCTGCGTAAAGAAAGCTGTACCCAATAGTATTTCCGCCATCAGTCAATATGCTGACAAGATTCTGGTTTCCATACATAGCGCCATCTGCGTACTCGCTTATATCTCCAACGACACTGTAAACATAGGAAACACCAGGAACACGATTTGCCCTAACTACTATGTCAAAAATTCTTAAAGTTGATTCCCAGTTTGGCCAGCCAGCAAGAGACATGTAACTTTCAAGTTCGGTGCTTACGTCCGTTGCCACAGAGCTGGCTCCAAACTCTTCATCAACAGATATGGTCACTGTAAAAGTCAAATCTACAGGAAACGCATCAAGTATCTTGAAGCTCAAACCAGCAACTATTCTGTCATTAACGTCGTTGTGGATTGTTGTTTTATATGAATCAGATACTGGAAGACCATCTCGGTCGCACAAAAATATAACGAAGAACCCTGGATTGCCACCAATATTTGTCAGCTCAATGCTTTCCATTGCAATAACATCAATCGGACCGTATGAACCAGAATTGCTTATAACATCCGTATATGCAACGCTTGAGCTTCCAGAAGAAGCGCCATTGTAATGACCAGATGGAAGAAGTGTTTCAAAAGCAACGCTTCCGCTAAGTGATGGACTAACAATCCGAAGCAGTGTTTCTGCTCCTACAGTAAGGCCATTCATATCTGCGACAAAATCGTTGTCGGTCATTACGGTTACTGATGTTCCAGAACGACTAGCATTCTGAGAACCAGAAGCAGCTTCGTAAACAATCGCCTCTGTTAAGTCATAAACTTTGCATCTATGAACTTCAGAATATGTTGTCAGGATATAATTTTCAACCTGCTTGGCTGTTGTTAGAACTGAAGAAAGTGACTCAAGTTTGCTTGTTGCCCTATTAAAGTATTCGGTTTGAGTTTCAGGTCTACCACCTTGGGTTATTGCGCCTGTTGTTGTTGCTGAAAGAACCACAGCGCTTGGCTGCGAAAGAATCAGTGTTGTTCCAGATGGTATGGACGGAAGGATTCCAGCTACTTGAGATGTGGCTATCCCAACTACGGTTGTTTCCCCAACTTCTGCAATCAACTCAGACGTAAGTTCAAAAGGATACTGAATTCGAACATCACCATCTGTTGTTTCAAAAACTGCAATAGTTCCAGCTGGGACAATGTCTCCAGCAGAGCCAAGTGTAAATTCAATCGAGGCTGAACCGAAAGTTGCTTCATTGCGAAGAATGTCCATGAACTTAAGAACACCTTCCATCAGTCCATCTGGCAATCTATTTATTGAGCCAACTGTTGTCCCAGCAATATATGCTGTTGCTTGGATTACTGCATCTTCAACTGTTCCAGCGCGTGGAGCAAACTCTGGCAATGCTGTTCGTGCGTACTCAACTGCAGCGTCGTAAATATCTCCAGGCTGGAGGTCATTTATTGTTAGGTCTATGTAATTAGAAAAGTCTGGGGATGGCATGTTATTGGCCTTCGAAAGTGAAATCAATTACCAAACGAGAAATTCCATCTTTGTCTGGTGGTAGTTGTTCCAATGTTGATATTCTTATTTCTGGCCAAAATTTAGCCATTGAGTAGGTTAATTCAGCTTTACGGAAATTAGTGAAGCTTGCATCTTTAACGCCATATGTTATTTCAAGCGGCAATTCTGTTTTTTCTATCCTGCAAGCTAACGCTATTACCTGGGAATAGTATGGACGTGTTTGTTCCTCAATTATAGACATTCTTCCTTTGTCAAATGTTATTGGGAATTTGATTGTGTCCATAGCGCCTAAAGGTTTGATATCTGCTGGTCAATATATGCACGAAGGTCTGATATTTCAGTATCTACATATAGTTTATTACTTGCGTCAGTAGTAGCGGTTGGAGTATCAACATCTTTTAGAACTTTACTTGTTGTTTCTCTGCCAAGTACTACAAGTTCTTCAAATCTGTTGTCAAGAAATGCACATAGAACATTATCTCCAACTATTGGATATGGACCAAAAACCATGCATGGACCGAACGGCTGCCCTGGAGCAACTTTTGGAACAGAAACAAATACGCCACCAGCAACTCTTTCAACCTTGCCTCTATAAAGCCCTCCAGTACGTGGTTTTCTTGATGATGCCTTAGTTGAATTGCCAAATCGTTCTGTTGCGTCGTAAAGCATAAATCTCCTTATGTAGCTGAAGTGGTTCCAGTTCGAACAGTTCCTGGTCCAAGAGACAAACCAGGCCGAGTTCCACTTCGAGGTTTAATAGGCTTATTCTTTTGATTCAACGGTTCTGCTGGTGTCCTAAATGAAACTTGAGCTGATTCTGGAGACGCCTCGTTAAATGAAACTTCTGTAATCAAATATCCACCGAAAAAATATGAAGGATAAGGACCAACTAAAACAGTATATCCAGGGCGGAGCATCCCGCCATTTGGCATCAGCACATTGCACGAACCTTGAGCCGCTAAAGGCTCGTTATCTGATGCAGAAAAATCTGGCCAAGTTTCAAGTTCAAACATGGTATCTGTTGCATTAACGGCAAGAAATTCGCCTGCTAGCTCCTGAGGCGTTAACCCAGGCATATACAGGAAGGGTATAAATTTTTTTACAGTTGCCACTCCAGCCGTTGTTGTACTCGTGCTTTCCCACATTCCATATTTCCACAAAAGCCAATCTTGAGAAGCATAAACAAGAGTGTTGTCAACCTCAAAAACAACATACTGATTGTCTCCAGCTGTTCTAGTAAGAACATCCCAAACAGATTCTTCACCGTCTCCGGTTCGAGCCTTAAAAGTGGACTTGGTTTTGCTTGTCTGCTGACCAAGAAATTGCATCCCAAACTTTCTGGCAGCGTTTTGCGCATACTCAAAGCCAGAAGCTCCAACAACAGAACCGGGGGTTTTATCCCTTCGCATTCTCTGAATGGCTTTGTTTCTGCACTTTATTGTCACATTTGGGCTTCCACCAGCTCCGGGACCAGTAGAAACTTCAGCTATTTCATACTGTCGTCCCCTGTATGTAACGTCACGTCTAATAACAAAATAAGCAGCCTCAAACATTTTGTAATCAGTATCAACGATACCTATGGTTATTTCTGGATTCAAGTCCATCGTGTAACTAACTGTCACAGAAGTAAGCGAATTTGCAAACGTCGCCTGCGCCTCAGATGTCGGAAGGTCGGCAAGTTGCACAATACCTCCCAGATTTCTTTTTCCAGCATCTGGTATTTGGTTTACTGGAACCCAAGAATCACCACTTCCATAAAGTGGATTATTTTTAATTGAGAGGTTGTACCTATTGAGCTCTTTTGCGCTCAACACTTTTGCATACTTATTTGATGCAGCTATTGATATGAATTTTCCTAAATGTCTACCAGTTTGACCATACAGTTTTTTGGCGCTAGCGTCGGTCAGCTCAATTCCGTCATCACTAACTGAAGGAATAAGAACTTGGACAACTGTTCCGTCGCTTATTGTTTCACCTACACCGATTGAAAAAATAGTCTTTATTGAACCATTTTTAAGTTTTGCGACAGGACGAGTTAAAAGATTGATATTCCCATATTGAATAACGTCTTGCTCGGATACTCCAGCTTCTGAAGCTGTTGGGTATTCTGGAAAATATCTGGTAGCCATAAAGGATTAGAATTTTTTTGTGATTCCGGCTACAGCCCTTGCGGCCGAGTTCGTAAGGGTTAGACGCTCAACGTCATCAACGCCAGGGCCCTTATCGTCGTTTTTTTTCTTTTTTACTATTGGAGTAAATTTTCCATAAGAAAATCTTGGCAACAAAATTAATCTAGTTGTTTTCGGAACAAACTCAATTAGCGACATAGTACAAATAGCTTGAGCAGTTTCTCCAGATACGGCTATACGTGAATGATTAAATGAAATAGTGTCTATATACCAAGCTGGAGTAGTGAGCGCTGGATGCATGTTTGTGAACTGCACAGGAACACCATAGTTCGCAAATTCTTGGAGCAACAAAATCTCGCCATCAACACTTGATGAAAAACCATCAAGAAGCTCTCTGTTCGTCAACTGTCTTGCAACAACAGGAAACTCAAAACTAGCTCTCAAAGATTTACCACTAGTTACGTCAACCAAAGGTGTTAAATATGGTCGGTTAATCTCATTGAGAGTTACCCCATATCCTTCGTGATTAACCTGTCCTGGTGGGACGGAAAATGAGTAATCCCAAAAAGGTGCCGAAATCTGTTGCATAGAACGACCAATGGTTTCAGCAAGAGCAACAACACTGGTGCCCGCAGAGTCGGTTCGTTCAAGACGGCTAATTTTTACAGCTCCAGCCTTTGGGATGTTTGCAGGAACAGGTCTTCCAGAAATTGATAATGCCATGTTTACGACCTCTGCTTCCAGTTGCGTTGCATGCTCAAAAGCTGTTTAGCAACTTCCTGAGCGGTTGCACGTGGGTCCTTCGTCTCATATACGTTCACCGTAATATTGTCGCCAGCTGATACTTGCGGAGCATTTCCATTTGCTGCCATAGCAACTTTTGCGGTGCTCGTATCACCAGTTGGACCAGCAGGCGGAACAACATGCAAATGTCTTGAACCAGCTGCACCATGGAATTCAGCAAAACCACCAGCAGCGTTAATCATTGTTGCATACTGGCCAAGGTTCTGGCCGGTTAGGTCATAAGCCTTTCCTGTTACGTGGTCGGAGCTTGGTGAGCCTAGGTTGTAATCTCTCCATGAACTTGTAACTGTACGCTTTCCAGTAAGCATGCTGTCAAAATGGTTGTGACGCGACATTGTTCTACCGAGGGTCTTTGATACAGATGTATCTCCAACTCTGCCGGCACGTGGAGTTGACGTGTCCTCTGCTGGTACTAGATTTCCATCTTTATCTACTTTTAATCCAGCTTGCCACCATGAAGGTGTAGTATTCCACCAGTCTGGAGTTCCTTTTGCTGCAAAGAATCCGCTTTCAATAGCGTCTAGGAAACCCTGTCTAAGAGCAGTAGCTTCTTCATTGAGAGCCTTGCCGAACTGTTCGTAACTACCAGACACTTCGCCAATTACACTTTGGCCCATGAATGTTGTGGTGCCCTTCTGGCCCTCTGTGCCAAGCTTCAAAGAACCACCAAGCGTGGATGAGAGGTACTGAGCAATCTGGTCGCCAGTCTTGCCCTGTAGTGCTGTTCCGCGCAAAAGGTCTTCTTCAAGCTTCTTGACCTGTCCGATGGCTGTTTCATCGCCACCAGCAGCTTTGCGCATGAGTGTTTCAATTTGGATTTCAAGGTTCTTTCGACCAAGGTCAGCATTACCAAACTGGAATCCAGCACCAGTCATCATTGAGCCGAGCTGTGAAGCTGCCGTTTGTGCAACTCCCTTCATCTGCTGGTCTCCCATAGAGCCAATCAACTGTGTGGTCTCAGCATCAAGAGTTGTTCCAGCTAAAGGTCCACCAGCTTGGAATATGCGTCCCTTGCCCGCATTCAGGCCAGTTCCAAAGTCTTGGAGCTGGAACACAATATTGCTGAGAGGGCTATCTGGGTTCTTGTAGTTAAGTAGGTCGGCTTGTTTCTGTAGGTAGTCAGCAACGGCTTCAGTTGAGGCATCTCCACCACGAATAGTTTCACCTGCAGCTTGAAGGGCATCTTTCATGTCTTTGCTCTTCTTGAATTGTTCAAATACGCCCATTGAAGCAATCTGGACATCACGCAATGAGTCACTGAATTGCTTAGCCGTCTTTGTCATGCCTTCACCAAGTTTCGCTGTGATGTCAGAAAGCTTTAGTGTTGAGTCATACAAGTTGACGTTCTTCTCCATGGCGAGAGCCATGATTTCATCACCAGTTTTACCAGTTGAAAGCATCAACGAACGCATTACGTCATCAAATTGGTTGAAAGCTGGGGTTAAGGCAGCTTTCATATTATTTGCTGTTTTCTTAAACTGCGTAGCTGCATCGCCTGCATTATCACCAGTCATTAAATCAAACTGATTTTTGCCCAAAATATCTTCATATGGCTTGAGAACTTCTTCTCTTTGGGCTTTGCTTGTTGTTGCGCTGAATGATTTTGACAAAGCACCAAAACGTTCAACTTGCATTCGGGCGCCAGTTGTTGAGCCCGTGTTCACACCAGCAAGTGCAGAGGATGCAACCTGCGACATAAATTGGTTGCCAATGTTCTTAACACCTTCTTTGGCCATCTTCTTTTGATTTCTTTTAGCGGCAAGAACTCCTAGTCCTGCGCCAATAAAAGTTCCAAAGAAAGCTCCAGCTGGTCCAGCAATCATTCCGCCGATAGCTGCACCACTGACTGCGCCAGAAACCATCCCACCCATTTTTGTTTTGGAAGAAAGCGCTGTTAAGCCAGCGCCAACTGCAAGACCAAGCATTGGGTTAATAGCAGCTAGAGAAGCGCCAAGTTGCATTCCGCCACCAGCTTCTTCAGAAACAATGCCCTTGTTTTGAAGAGCGCTTATTCCAGCGCTAGCAGCAAGCGACGCAATCATTCCGCCGCCACTCAAACTGTTTTTGAGTCCAGCTCGCATTCCTTTGCCGCGAGAGAATTTTTGACCAGACTCTAAAGCGTTGGCCCTGGCAGCCCTGTATCCTTCGCCAAATCGTCCACCACTTCTTCCGCCTTCCTCCATGCCAAGCATTTGCGCAGTTCTCTTAGAGAAACCCATTTTTTCACCAGGCACATAGCTTTGGCCAAGAGCAAAACGACCAAATCTTTCCCTCAGCCCGCCGCTTCTTCCAGCTGACATAGAACCCATAGCCCCACTAAGACCACCACTAGCTCCTCCACCTAAAGAGCCACCAGACTGAGGGCCATAATATGCCGTAGCAAAAAGATTTTTTAACCCATCTTTGCTGAAATTTCTTTTTACGGATTCTCTCGCATTATTGAATGGTCTAGAGAATGTCCCCGTAGGAAACATCTGATGCATTCTTGTTCCGGCTGAAGAGTAATTTGTTAACTCCCCCGAGGAACTTCTACCACCGACGAACCCACGTAGACTGCGCATCCTGTCCATGGCTTTTTGTTGGAGCGCTCTTCGTCTTCCGCCCTCTTTGGTATTGGCCATCTGCTGAACGGCCATTCCACCATAACCACCCGGCATTGATGGGACACCAACGGTGTACATGTTCGCTCCACCATCTATGGCTCCGCGCATTCTTTGAGGGTTTATTCCCACTCTTGGATTTGCTGCAGGCTGACCAGCAGGACCACCTTTCCGGCCGCCACGAGTTCTTGAAACATTGACTACATCTCCGTAGACGTTTACTGTTGAAGCTTTAACTGCATCAAGAGCCTTGCTGATTTTTCCGCCTTTTGAATCGGCTTTGCCTTTTAGCTTTGCTATGGTGTCAATTTGTTTTGCCCGTTCTTCAAGTTGTTCAACAGCAGAAGTTCCACCTCCACCCATCTCGCCACTGACACCCATTGCTCCTGAAAGAGGAGATAACCCTGGCTGTCCAGGACCTGTCATGTTCTGGAATCGCATACCGCTATATGTGGCTTCTTCCAGCGACATTGGAACAGTCCCAGATGCAGCCATAGCAGCGTTTTTGTTGTTCTGGAAACGTGCAGCTCTTCTGCCTTTAAATGCAGCATAACCAAAGCCCATTGTTGCAAGAGCGCCACCAGCAGTCCCAAGAACACCTGGAAGATTGCCGGCCATTTTCATCATGGAGCCAATCAACGACATCAACTGTCCGACGAACTTTATGAGTAGGGAGATTATTGGTAGCGCTGCATCAAATGCAGTCCTGAAACCTTTTGACATATCAAAAAAACCTTGAACAAAACGTGTGATTGCATCACTGAATTTTTCCCAGTTTGCACGGTTCTTTTTTGCCAGCTCACCAATGGCGGCAGCGCTTTTGCCAATTTGTTTGAATATTTCGAGGAGTGGTTTACCAAAAGTTTTTATAACAATTGAGCCACCTTCTCTCAATCTGTCTAAAGCATCTCTGACTTCATAGAAGTAAACTTTTAATCCTTCAAAAACTCGACTAACACGTTTCCAAAAACCTTCTGTAGCTGGAAGGAACTTTCTAAAAAGTGTTACTGTGAATTCTTCAATCCTGTATGTGAAATCAACCAATGACTGCAGGAATGGTCCTTTTCCGAAACCAACCAAGTCACCACTTACACGTCTAAATGTTCGCATCAAACCGTTGAATATGTTGAACATTGCTTCTTTTACTGGTTCAAGAACTCTTGTTCCAACATCTGAAAGCTCCACCAATCCAGCTGACAGGTAACTCTTAAACTGAGCAAATAGTGTTTTATTTACTGCATCTGCTTGGCCAGCAACACCAGCACTTGTTGCAAGTTTTCCGCTTGTTAGGTCATCCATGAATTTCTGAACGTCTTTATATCCGCCCTTCTTGAAAGCTTTTTCAAACTCAGGGCTAATTTGCTTGGCTGCAGCAAGTGTTTCTGATGTGAACTTCTTATTCTTTTGCATCAAGCCAACAAAGTTTGCTGCTGCTGCAAGGCTTTCCTGCGGGTTGCCACTCGCTTGAGCAAAGTCGGCTAATGCTTTAAGTGCTGCTTTTGTTGCAGGAGTAAATGCGGAATTTTTATTCACCCCAGCGAAAGCGGCTGACAATCCTTGCACGCCAAAAGAAGCCAAAGTGCTGTCTTTGTATAAAGAACGAAGCGCATATCCGGACTGGTCTAATGCTGTACCGACTTCTTTAGAGTCCTTGTATCTGTATTGATACTGCGCAGCTTGGAACTCTTTAAAAGCTGCCGCCGCGGCTATGGCTGCAACGCCAAAAGCAGCCACGGTTCCAGCAAGAGCTTGCATACCGACGTTATAAGCCTTCATCACTGCTTGACCTATTACGAAAAGACCGTTCACAGAGGCAAGGGTTAATGCTGACACGCCAAATTCGGCAACCATTGCAATTGTTGCAAACATGATTGACCGAGCTCTTTTTACAACTTTTGCACCAACGCGTTCAAGTAGGCCAAGTTGCCTAGTAAATTGCATAGTGCCATTTTTGCCCTTAAGCATCTGCAAATTGCTTCCGGCCATTGCACCAGAAAGTTTGTTTAATCTTTGCTCTGTTTTACCTGCAGCGATATTAAGGCCTTTTAGGGCGCCACTAGTTAAGAGAACTTGTTTTAAATCTTTGACATCAATGTCAATAGTTATATTTACGCGTTCGTCAGCCATAGCCTCTAACCCTAAGTATTAGTGGACGCGTTAATAGCCCTGAGCTTTCCGCTCAGAGGCCTCACGGTCTGCTTGAACCACTTTAGCACAAGCGAGCCTTATAACCCATTCCTCGAAGGTGCAGTCAAGCAGTCGGACTGGGTCTGTTCCGAAAACTTCGCCTAGGCGAGCCGCGGTAATAATCCGCGTGTCTTCACTTAATTCGTCTAGGGCTGCTTCGTAGGGTTTTCTTGTTGCTCAACAGTGTCACCGTATCCAGCAGCATCAATGATTGCCAAAGCAGCGGCTTCAACGTGTGGGTCAAGACCAAAAAACTTTTGTACTGCATCAGGCAATGCTCTTGCAGCACCAGTCATCTTAAGGATTGAAGGAGAAGCAAATCCGAGTGGCTTTCCACCTTCAAACGCTTCTTCACCATTCAAAAAGATTCCACGAGTTGAATGACCAATTACTTGGCAAGCAAACTTCGTTGCATCAACACCATTCTTTGTTTCAGAGCCGGCATTCTTTTGCCATGACTTGATTTGGTTCTGTGTGATGTTTGGGCTAATCAACAATGTGACGCCTGGACGTTCTGGAACGTTAATAAAAATGTCCGCACGCTTTACAGCTTTTCCAATGACGACCTTTAATTGGTCAAGGACATTGTCGCTCTCTTCAAGAGATTGTGTGTCGCGTGTGGTTTCTGTTGTTTCTTCGTAGAATGAGTTGCTCATACGCGAAACACTATCAAAGACTAAAGCTTAGTAGTGGATGTCAACAGTTATTATTACTGTGTTGGAGCACCAGAAACAGCAAATGTCAAAGCAATTGTTGCTGGAGCGCCTGAAGATGCATCACCTTCTGGCTCAGAAAGACCAACAAGAAGAGCCTTTGAATAAACACGCTCTGACTGCTGATTTGCAAGGTCGCAATCTGTGTCATAAACCTTGATTTCATAGTATGCACGACCAACGATGGTGCGCAAACCCTGAATCGTGGTTCTCAAGTCTTGGTCGTAGTGCTTAGTAAGGGTTACGTCGCCGACTTCCGATGGTGCACAAAGCACCTCTGGGAATGCTTGTCCGCCAATGTAAATCTTTTCAACAGCAGCCGTGATTTCTCCACCCGACACCTGTGCAAAGTATCCAGAAAGGTTTGGACCAGTCACGTCACCAGTGATTGGCGTGATTTCGGCAATTATTTGCCTTTGAGCCAATTTATTGCTAGCCATTTATTCCTCCGTAACTTCCTAAACCAACGATGCCGTCAGGTTCGATTTTGTAATTTCTACTTCAATTGTGTCACCAATTGAGGAGACTCTTGCGCCAACCTTGGCCTTGATGACACCAGTTGCAAGCTGGGTCAAAGGATTGTTGGCATCATTAACTTGGACCGTGTAGCCCTGGTCAATTTGCTTGCCGTTCGCATCAAAGGCCTCGTAGAGACCTCCACCGATACGGATTCTGTCCATGATTGCAACCAGTGTTGCCTGAACTCTCGCAAATGTTGATTTACGACCGTCAATTGGCAAGAACAGCAGTGCTTCAAGAGCAGATTCTGCTTCGTAAGTAATTTGGTTAAGAACTTCACGAGCCATGATGAAGCGGAAGTTGTCGGTATCATCAGAAGCTGAACGAGCTCCATAAACACGAACTGTTCCGTTTATAACTCTGATTGGGTTCACAAAACCAGCATCAAGAGCATCAGCAGCAGTCTTTGACAGCGTCTGATAAACACCTGTTACGAAGTTTGCTTCTGTTCTTTCACCAGCGTATGGGTTCCAAGAACCAAACAGGTTATGAACTCTTGCGCGCTTGCCACAAACATATCCCTCAGGTGGAATTACCATCGTCAGCGAGCCGTTCGGCTTCTTGACCCATGAGAAGAAGAATGCACCAAATTCTGCATTTA